TATATTGAATTTGCAAAAAAGATTATGGACTCTGCAGAGGGAATAAACTTTAAGGGACAAAACCAACTAATTAATGCTCAAGAACTAATAGACGAATTAAACAAAGAAGGTTTTGCTGAATGGAAAAAAGAAGAATTTGGTTTAATCAATATAAGAACTGAACAACTTAATTTGTTTGATGTACATCAATATAAAGGATTTACAAGACGTATTGAAAATAAAATGACATACATTCATCTTAGTAATGTTTTTCATTATATGCCTACTTCGTTTTATTATAGCCTACAACAAAGGTATGAATTAGGTAGAGAATTATTACATAAATTACATGAACGTAGCGTAGATAATAATATGCTAGTATACAATGCTGATTGTAACAGTGATTTTCGACGAATAAATTGGATAGATGAACATATTGCTCGTACAGATTTTTCTGAATTATCAGAACAACATATATTTAGGCTTTTAAAATGGAACAAATAAAAAAAGACAGTGAGTACTTTAATAATTTAAAAGAAGTAAAAGAATTTATTACTGAATGCAAACAAACTACAAACCATTATCATGGTTTAAAAATACCAGGTAATGAATTTGATAATTGGAAAAATGATAAACGTGTTGAAAATAAATATGCAAAATGGATTATACAAGATAGTAACTGTCCTAGTTTACTTTTAAATATACCAGTACCTTATAAAGAAATGACTGCTGAAGCTGAACAATTCCTTGATAGGTTTGTTAAACATAGAGGTGGGTGGAATCCAGGATGGAGCAGTATTGCAGTACACGGACAGTCAGCAGAAAGAACACAACCTGCAAATTATTATGTAGAAGAAGGAATTGATTCTGAAGATAATATAGCACCGTATACTTGGACAGAAATTGCAAAAGATTGCCCAGTTACAGTTGAATGGTTAAAGAATACTTTTCCAATTAAAGAATATCATAGAGTCAGATATATGTTATTAGAGCCAGAGGGTTTTATTCAGCCACATAGTGATTTTAAAGAAAGACGAATGGCTGCATTTAATGTAGCTCTTAGCAATCCCCCAGGCGTAGAGTTTGCACTAGAAGAAGCAGGACTAATACCATGGCAACCAGGCGAGGCTCGTGCTATTGATATTGGAAGGAATCACAGTGTATTGCATACAGGAACAGAAAATAGAATCCATATGATTATTCATGGACTGTGGGCAGATGGATTTGAAAGGTGCATTTGTGAAAGTTTTGAGGACCTTTTGATAAATATAGCCTCAAATAACAACTAAGTTAACTCTATAAACCCCCGATTTAAGCAAAAACAAATAAATACATGTATAGTAAATTTAGGCAATAGCCTATAATAGAAAAGGAGCTATAACATGGCAAATCTTACTTCACCTGGCGTACAGGTTTCAGTAACAGACGAATCAGTATACGGCCCAGCCGGAGCCGGCACTGTTCCTATGTTATTCATTGCTACTGGTGAGGATAAGGCGGATCCTACCCTTACTGAATCAGATGGCATTGCAAAATATACAAAGTCTGCAAACGCAGGAAAGCCTATTCTAGTTACTTCACAAAGAGAACTTACACAATACTTTGGAAACGTTGATTTCCATAAAGTAGCTGGTACAGTTCAACAAGGTGACGAAACTAACGAATACGGGCTTTTGGCAGCATATTCATTTTTAGGACAAGCGTCAGCGGCACACATAGTACGTGCTGATGTTAACCTAACAGAACTTAGACCAAGTTCATCAGCACCAGCAGGTGATCCAGCAAATAATACTTATTGGTTAAATCCAACAGGTGCAAGCATGGGTATTTTTGAATGGTCAGGAACAGCATGGGTTGAGCAAACTCCTACAGTAGAAATAGTTTCTACGGCAGGCGCAGCAACAGCCACAGTAGTTAATGGTAACTACTTAGTTGAAATAGTAAACAGTACATCTAGTACTAAATTACATTACTATAAAGGTGTAAGTGGTAGTTGGGATGCATTAGTAAACGCAGATACTACATTTGCTCCACATTACTCAGCACCATCAAGCCCATCAGCAGATGATGTTTGGATTAAAACAACAACTCCAGGTTCAGGTTTAGATATTGCACCTAGTTTGTTTACAACAACAGCAGGTTCATTTGTAAGTAAAGCAATTACATATGCAGATGATTCAGCTCCAGATGGAACAACAGGCGATATTCCACAAGACGGTAGTAGCGGTGTAGCTAGATCATTAGGCGAAGGCGACCTTTGGTTTGATTTTGATGATACAACATCATCAATTGAACTTAAACGCTATGACAGTTCAGGCAACGATTGGGATTCAATCTCATCAGACGGTTCTGCAGGAACAGGCGGTTTTATTATGACTGCTTCAACTACACAACCAACTGGTAATCCAGTAACTGGTACTATGTGGTTTGATCCAGATGTAAACGAATTAGCAGTTTACGAAGTTGTATCAGACTCAGGTACACAAAAATGGAAACGTGCAGCAGATGTACAATACACTACAACAGCACCAACATCAGACACAGGCGGTAACGCACTAGCTGACGGTGACTATTGGGTTGATACAGACGCAAGCGGTTACCCTGTAATTTACAGACACAATGGTACTGCATGGGTAGTTAAAGATGGTACAGATCAAAGCACAAGTGGTGGTGTTGTATTTGGCGATATTACTGCTAACGATACAACTGTAGATACATTTGAAGCAACTCTATTAGCAGGTGCTCCAGATCCATTAGTACACCCAACTGGAATGACTGGTATTAACATGTGTCGTTCAGCTAACACAGTTAGAGAATATGATGGTTCATTAGGAACTACATGGAAATGGCGTAACAAAGCAGGCAATCAAGCAAACGGCAAAGGTTCGTTTGGTAGATTAGCTCAGCGTAAAGTTGTTACAACAGCAATGCAGGCAGCAGCAAGTGGTTCAGAACTACGTGAAGATACAGTAGCGTTCCGTTTAATTGCAGCTCCAGGTTATACAGAAATGTATGATGAAATGGTAACATTAAATAGTGATAGAGATGAAACAGCATTTGTTATTGTTGACGCTCCATTCCGTTTAAACCAAACTGAAGCAATTGCTTGGAAACAAGGAACTACTGCTACAGAAAATGGCGAAGACGGATTAGTAACATCAAACACTTACAGTGCAGTTTATTATCCACATGCATTAACAACTAACCCTTCTACAGGTGATAACGTTGTTGCTCCAGCATCACACATTGCATTATACACATATGCATACAGTGATAACGTGAGCTTCCAATGGTTTGCACCAGCAGGTTTAACACGTGGTGTTGTACAAAATGCAACTAGCGTTGGTTACTTAAACAATGAAGACGAGTTTGTTAAACTATCATTAACACAAGGTTCTAGAGATGCAATGTATGAACAAAAGATGAATCCAATTGCAACATTCCCGACAGACGGAGTAGTTGTATTTGGTCAAAAATCATTACATGCAGGTGCTTCAGCATTAGACAGAGTTAACGTTGCAAGACTTACTGCTTATCTAAGAGAACGTTTTGCCGTAATAGCAAGACCTTACTTGTTTGAACCAAATGATGCAGGTACAAGAGAAAATGCTAAAGCAACTTTTGAAGGATTTTTATCAAATATCATGAGGCAACGTGGTGTTTATGACTTCGCAGTAGTATGTGATGAAACAAACAACACACCAGCAAGAATTGATGCTAATGAATTCTATGTTGACGTAGCAATTGAGCCTACAAAATCAGCAGAATTTATTTACATTCCAATTAGAATTGTAAATACTGGCGAATTAAACTAAAACTTTAATTTTAGTTAAAATAAGGGCTACTATAGAAATATAGTAGCCTTTAATGTGATAAATCTTAAAGATTGTTATTTTTCGACGATGTTTTGATAAATACAATATAACAGAAATACTACAGTATAGTATTATAGGAGAAAACAAATGGCTGTAATTACAAATTTTGGAGTACCAACAGACTCGGCAGTAGGTACTACTTTGATGCCTAAACTACAATATAGATTTAGAGTGTCATTTACAAATTTAGGCGGCGGAAGCCTTAAAGACCAGACAACGCAAAACGTTATCAGTGCTTCACGTCCAAACTTAACACACGAAGAAGTTGTTGTTGATTCATACAACTCAAAAATGTATCTAGCAGGTAAGCATACTTGGGAACCAGTAACTATTGTATTACGTGATGATATGGATTCAAACGTTATCAAAGTATTAGGCGAACAACTAAACAAGCAAGTTGATCATGCAGATCAATCAAGCCCTATAGCCGGTAGTGCATATAAATTTAACGTAAAAATTGAAACATTAGATGGTGCCAATGGTGCAACTAAACCAAAACCATTTGATACATGGGACTTACAAGGTTCGTTTATTAGTAATATACAATATGGTGATTTAAACTATGCAGATTCGAATATGGTGCAAGTTACATTAACAGTACGTTACGATCACGCAGTACATACAATAGACGGTGATGATGTATTGTCGGGCCAAAAAGCTAAAACAGTTGGTGAATCAGGCGCAACTAGTTAATAGTTAGGAACTAATACAATGGCATTGGGTAATGACGCACATATTTTGTATGGTCAAAGTTTACCACACAAAAGAGATGAAAAACTATTAGCTATACCAAGAAATAAATATAATTTCGATGTAAAGTTAAATACAATTGCTAATGGCAATGACAGAGTAGTTTACTTACCTAGAATAGCTAACGTGGCAATGCCATCGTTTGTATATAGAACACAAACGTTAAACAACTATAATAATAAAAGCGTAGTTCAAACAGGAATAGATTATACTCCTATAACACTGACAGCATATGATACTAAAGATGCTGTATTTGAAAATTTCCTTAAGAAGTACGCTGACCATTATTATACAGGACCAATGAACGAGGGCAGTTATGCTGAATGGCTTAATAGCCCTAAAGGTTTTAATCTAAAAACATCTAATCATTATATTACATCTATGGTTATTACTAGAACTGATACTAGTAAACAAAAAAACATAATAGAAATATTTCACCCATTTATACAAAATGCAGATGCAGATACATTAGACTACTCAGACAGTAGTCCTACTACTTTTAGAGTAACATTTGCATACGAAGGCTATAGAATTGATACTCCTCTTGGGAGTAACTAATGCCCAAATTCCAAAACGGAAAATTCATACCATCTAACCCTGATAAATACTTAGGCAAAAGAACACCTCATTATAGAAGTGGGTGGGAATTAGCAGTAATGCGTATGTGTGATAATCATCCAGCAATACTAGGCTGGGGCAGTGAAACACATAGAATTCCATATAAAAATCCACTTACTGGAAAAATGAGTACTTATGTACCTGACTTGTTATTGGTATACAAAGACAAGAAAGGACAGAATCATGCTGAGATGGTTGAGATTAAACCAGCTAGTCAGACATTGAGTGAGGCAAGAACACAAGCTCAAAAGGCAGCGGCAGTAGTCAATCATTCCAAATGGGCGGCAGCACACGCATGGTGTAAATCACAAGGGATGAGTTTTAGGGTTATAACTGAAAATCAGATTTTTAATAAACCTCAAAATTCTAAAAAGAAACGAAAATGACAAAAAAATTAGAAGAAGAATTAAACTTACCAGATTTAGATGAATTACTTCCTGACGTAGAACAGGAAGATAAGGAACCTACAACTGAAGAAGTAAAAAACGAAATTGCTAACATAGAAGGCGAAATGAGTATGGTAGAACGTGCTCAAGCGGCACTACCTACTGTTGAAGGACTAGAACAATTAGATAGAGAAATGGATGCATATGCTACAAAGGCCATGGAAACATTTGAAGATTTAGTTGATTTAGGCAAGAACGTAGAAGATAGACATGCAGCACCAATATTTGATAGTGCGGCAAAAATGATAGCGGCAGCATTACAGGCAAAACAAGCCAAAATGGATAAAAAAATGAAAATGATTGAGTTACAAATGCGTCAAGCTAGACTTGAAAAAGACAGTGAGAAGATAGATGCGTATGTAGCCGGTAAAAAACACGAATTAGGCGAAGAAGAAGAAACAGAAGGACGTATAGTAGGAGATAGAACTGCTATGCTTGCCGAAATTATGAAAAATTTGCCTGAAAAAGATAAATAGTATTAATAGGAGATAACCGCAATGAACAAACTATTTTCGCAATACTTAAACGAATCAAAAAAATCGTGGAAGTTTTGTATTAAAACAGTACATGATCTAACTGATGAACAATGTGATCGCATAGAGAAGCACCTCGGTAAATACGACTCTAAAGGACTCGGTGCTGCAAAGAAAACAATCTTACAAAGTGCTCCACGTGATTTTCCAAATCACAAAGGATACGAAGTTTTTACACATGATTTTGAAACTAATATCGTCGCTAGCGGTTGGCAAATACAAAACGATATTCGTAACATGCTTGGATTAACTGACGGTGTACTTAAAGTAAAAGGCGAACATGAACCAGATGAATTAATTCCACCAATGAGCGAACGTGTTGAAAGCGTACTAGCTGATGGCGAATATAAAGATGCAGAAAAAGTAAATGCATCAGATCATTACGGTGACGAGTATAACTCCAGTTTCATTAAAGAATTAATGAAAGTAAAAAAAGAAAAGGAAAAAGGCAATGAGTGATTTAGACAGAATATTAAAACTTGCTAGCCACGGCACAGCAGATGCTCAAAGCCCGGCTCCAGCAGAAAGAGAATTAAAAGAAGCACCAGGTAGAGAATTAAAACCACATGCCAAATTGGCACTAGAAGATTGGTGTAAAAGATGGTCCAAGTATAAAGGAATGAATGGCGATCCATTACCAATGGGAATGGTACTAGCTAAAGTAGATTCAGGTATTACAACAGACGGAATTGAAGCAGGCGAAGCCGATAAAGCAATGGAAATTATATATCCAGGCAAAGGCGCTGAAATGAAAGGCGACATGAACGACGGTGATGCTCATGCACATGATGTTGATTGGGGTGATTATGAAATTCAAAAGCACTTGCCATTGACAAATAAAATGCAAGATGAATTTATAGCTATTATGGGCAACGATGACGAATCAACAATGCAAGGTGTTTATGATATTGTTAAAAATGCATGTATGGAAACAACAACTGAAGCAGTTGGCGAATTTGCAGAACCAATTTATGATTTAATTGATATGCATTTTGAAGGCGACTGTCAACCAGTATTTGATGATTTAGTTCGTTATTTAAGTGGTGATCAAATTGAAGATTTTGTTGCAGACTTTAGACGTAACCATGATTTACCAATGGGTGATGATATGGACGAAGCATATAAAAAGAAAACAAAATTAAACGCATCAGAATACAAATGCGAAGACTGTGGCGACACAATGCACAAACCTACTACAGATTGTTCACATGATTGTGATGACGAAACAGGTAGCTGGTGGAAAGACAAAGACGGCAACGGTGTTCCAGATTCATTAGAAGAAGCTCCAAATGAAGGCAATGAATTCTCAGGTGCATTAGCTGATGCTAAGAAAAATGGTAAAAAAGAATTTGAAGTTGATGGTAAAAAATACAAAGTAGAATCAGAAGAATCAGAAACTGACAAAGAAGAATTAGAGGAGTCTCCGACTATGGATACAACACAATTAATTAACTTAATGAAAAACTCAGGTTTAAGCGAAGAGAAAATTAAAACAAAATTAGACGAATGGGCAAACACACCAGCCGGTGCAGCAGAAGAAGAAGCTACATCACATGGTGAACCATATGAGAATTATGCACAAAGCGTTAACCTAAGTTTAAAAAGATACTTAGACGCAGAAGACATGAAAGTAGGCTTAAAAGAACATAAAGTTGAAGATATCAAAGAAGCATATAAGAAATCTAAAGGGGAAAAGTAATGAATTACAAGGACCTTAGCAGATTAAGAGAACTATCTGGTATTAAAGAAGCAGATAGAAGTGATGTTACACACGCTCAACTTTTACCTCACATTAAAAACGTTAAAGCGGCAATGGTGAGACACGCTCAAGAAGATCCTAGTGAAGCAAGAGAATTTATTGAACATTTAGATGATATGATGGATGCTGGTGATGTAGAGGTTGTAGACATGATGCAACCAGACTATATGGATACTGAAGCAAGAGATAGTTTAATATTTTATTTTCAAGTTTCAATATCACAAGATCCTGCATTATATAATATGTTATTCCCAGGTGAAGATATTAAATTTGCCCAGGGCGAATACGCAGACATGTTTGAATCACTAACTCCAGTTAAAGAGAATTT